TAAGCGACTGCCAGGATTAAACGGTGTTACTTTTTCTTGTGTCCCGATAGACTCAGCATCTTTAACTAGGTTCTGTACCATACCTCTTTTCTTAAGTATATCTTTTAACTTAGCTTTGGTAGGTGCATTGATTATCTCTACTCCATCCATGTGTTCAATCTTTAAGGACCATCCAGCAGAGGACTTCATCTGTTCAACTTTAGGTTCAAACATTTTTTGCAGTTCATCCTTCAAGCGAGCAGATACAGTGTTAAGTTTTTGTTCTAACTGTTCTGCTTTATCCACATCAAACTCAAACCCTTTGCTTTCCTGTAGTCTGATGATGTAAGCGAACCAATGTTCTACTGCTAACATCTTCTTACTAGGGTTCTGATTTATTAGGTACTCATACAATGTCTTTGTTACTATGACATCTCGTTCACAGTACTTCTTCATGTCTTCATTGTAACTGTCCCAAGCACCTTCTTCTTCTCCGTAAGATAGCTTTAATATCTCACCCATCCTGAGACCCCAGGCTTTTAAGCTGTGACTACCAATCATTTTAGTGTCAAAATTTTTCCTACTAAAATCATCTTCCTTTAAGTCTGGATTCAAACACCTACTCATAACGAGGGTGTCTTGCACTTTGACTAAAGGAGGATAGAAGTTATACAGTTTAGATAGGGCAGGTAGGTCAAAGCCTATGATGTTATGACCGATGATCTTGTCTGCTTTGCTTAACATATCTAGTCCTGCTCTCATGCCGTCACCCTCAAAGGTAATCATCTTACCTCCTATTGGATCATACACACTCATGCAATGACAGACTTTTAAATCATTTAGATTAGTGAAGTCTTCAATGCCGTTGGTTTCTATATCGAAGAATAGTATTTTCATATTTTTAAAACGGTGCTTTACCGTTATTGTTGGTTATTGTTTTGTCTTTGAATACCTCTTCATCTTCGGTGTAACGAGCACTGTCTGCATTGTAATACAATGTAGTTGCCAATCCTGTCTCACCACTGAATCTATTTTTAAGTACTCTTACTTTTGTTTCGTTGCTGTCTTCTTTCTGTTGGTTTCTTTCTAGTCCTATCACCATGTCACTTAGTTGTGAGATTGAATGACTACCTCTCAAGTCACTTAACCTAGTAACTCCTCCCTCTTCATGTCCTCCTCCGTTAGGTGGTCTTCTAAGGTGAGATACTAACACCATTCCACATCCAGTCTCTTCCACTAAGCTTCGTAGTTGTGTCATTGTGTTATCAATTAACCTTCGTTCATCATCTCCTTGGATACCACTAACTACAATAGATAGATGGTCAAGGAATATCCACTTACATCCTAGCCCTTTGCACAGGTAGCGTATCTTTGATAATAGATTATCACTTTCTGTACTTCCGAAGTGGTCATAGGTATAGAAGTTTCCGTTACCTACAGTCTCATCGAATGCTTTTCGTAACTCCTTCTCAGTCAAGGTGTTCTCCATGTGAAGAGGTTTCTTAATGTGGATACCCATGATACCTAACGCTGTCCTTCTAACACTCTCTTCAAGTGCGATGTAACCTACCGTCTCTCCAAGTCCAAGAAGGTGGTGACATACTTCGCGACAGAACAAGGACTTACCTATCCCTGACCCAGCACAAAGTGTTACCAGTTCTCCTCTTCTAATACCGTGTGTCATTTCATTTAACGAGAGGTAAGGATAAGGTTGGCACTCTGAAGTGTCTTCCTTTATGACTGCTTGCCATATCTCTTCTCCTCCTACTATCCCATCAGGTCTGTACTCTCTCGCTTGCCACAAGCAATTAACTAACTCTTCGCTACGCTTGGCTACGATCATATCACTAGCATCTTTTAACGGTAGCTCTGCGATGGATGCCTTGCCTGGAGTTAGAAGACCAGCACATTCTGTTGCTCCCTTTCTTCCTGGGTCATCATTATCAAAGCAGAAGATTACTTTTTGAAAGGACTCCAACCAATCGATTGATTGACTAACGTACTTCTTTGCTGCTCCTGCTCCATTCGGTACAGATACTACTGCCCACTTGTTTCCGAATGCTTGTGAAATACTTAACGCATCCACCTCACCCTCGCACACCACTACTCTTCTTCCTCCATCCTTCCAAAGGTGCTGACCATATAAGCCAAGCAACTCTCCTCGAATGTGGAATTGTTTATTCGCAGTGCGTATCTTTTGTCCTACTAATGTGCCATCTCTACTTCTATAGTTCGCTATCTGGACAGGTTCTTTATTGAAGTATCCGATTTGATACCCCCACTTCTGACAGGTCTCACTTGTTAAGTTCCTTCTTGTTATATCTGTGTACTTACCAGTAAGAAATGATGTTTCACTGTTGTTACTACTCACCTTTACAGTTCCTCCTTTAGGTCTACTGTATGTAGCACAGCTGAAACACATTGTGCTTCCGTCTGCGTTGACTCCGACAGCGTCACTCGACCCACACTTTGTACATTGCTGATGCGTGTTAGTGAAAGCCATGACTTTGGTACTTGTTTATGTGCATATAATATTCCTTTCTTTTCACACCACATTGCATAAGTAGTCTTACTACCTTTGCGTATTTTATTGTAGGCGTTTTGAAATAACAACCTGATGTCTAGCTCAGGATGTTGTTCTTTGATTAGTAAATGCTTAGACCTATCCTCCGTGACCCACCTTCCCTTGGTCTCTACTATGATTCCGTTGGGAAGAATGAAGTCAGGAGTGTAGGTACTAAGTCTCTTATACTCAATGACTAACGTCTCGTACTTGTAATCTATTCCGTGACGCTTTAACTGAGCAGCTATTCTCTCTTCAAACCCACTCCTAAAAGTCGGCAGTGAGGGTGTCTTCTTCTTCTTCGGCATCAAGTGCTTGGTCCAGGGTTTCACCTCCGTTAACATATCCACCTTCAACAGCAGTGAACCCAAATGAATCAGCTGCTTGTTCTGTGAACTCACCCTCTGACAATTCAATTACTTGAACAGCTAATAAATCTAACGATAATCCTACTCCTAACAAGGAAGTGTACCAAGTCTTAGGGCGTACGTTAAGGCGTACCTTTGAACCACCTCGTACTATTGTTTCTTTGTCCCAAGGATTACCTTTTGAATCAAACAATCCAATTGAACGAGTGTACGTACTACCAGTCTTCTTACTTATTCCGTTAACAGGTTTCAACTTTGCTTTTAGGATGTAAGAATCTCCTTCAAGTTGAATCGGTAACTCATAGGACTTAGCTTTCTTACCAAGCTCCTCACTTTTCTCCAGTATTGCTTCTTCAAAGATAGGTTTGAGTTGCTTTACAATAACTTCACCTTCTTCTTTTGTTAACACTAAGCTACAGCTGTACTCACCACCCTCTACGAACTTAGTACTCGGTGTGTTAACCCAAGGATACTTAGCAATTCCTACAGGTGTAGTGATACTGTCTAATTTTGATCTACTTTTTATAGCCATTTCTTTCTTCTTTCTATTTGTTGTTTTATGAGAACAGGTACTGGCAGTCGTTTAATGCAGACACGTCAAGTGTGCCTAGTTCTGTGCTGTCTTCCAGTTCGTTCGTTCCAGTTTGTGTAGCGACTTCGTTGTTGAACTTATTCCCGATGTCGTTACTAAAAATCTCTTGGTATATCTCTCTTAATTGTTGGTGCATCTTCGGTGCGTTAGGGCTTTGAGTTGCAAAGCTGTCATGTATAGATGAGACATCACCTTTGAATTTGCAAGCTAAAAAATGTACCACACTAGCATCGATACTGTGTATCACGTTGGGTACAATAGCTTTAGCCATCTGAGAAGGACAAATTAAATTGTTATCTCTTCGGTACTTTACTTGAATGCTTTGCATATTAAGGACAGATTTAACGTAAAGGTTATCTTTCTTAACAAGCTCCTGTTCAATAGGTAATCCAAAGGGTGAAGTCCACGTAAATTTTTTATCACACTTTCGTATTTGATTCTTCAACTTTTTCATGAAGGTAATCTGTTTACCGAGCATCCAATTTGCTACTTCATTAATCAAGGTAGCAAGGTAGAGCATAGCTTCCACATATTCAGTGTTACTAAATGGATTGACTCGTCCGTTACGGATCTCCCTTTTGAATACATCTTCTACTTCATCAACACTAGAGTAGCTATTCATTCCAAAAGGTTTACACATTACTATCTTCTTTACATACTTCCTTGTAATCCCCCACTTTAACCAGTCACCAGCAAGAGAGTGTCTGTGCTTATTAGTGTGCAATCTAGTATTTACACGGTCACATATCTCTTGGTATAAATCTTTTGGTTTATCTTGTGGTACTAAGTTTGTCCACTCTCCAATCTCCTCATCTTTTAAAAGTAAAGATAGAATCTGTACACCATTACAAGTAGCGTCCATGTGACAAGGTAACCTCGTTTCAAATCCATATCCTTCCTCCTTAAATGCTTGGTATTCAAAACAAAACGCCAGGAAAGCCCAAGGATCAGAAGCTTCTTGCCAATAGTCATTGTTAAAAGGATCAGACGCACATTCTTTTATCTCATTTTCGTGGTCTTTTACCCAAGCAATGCGTTCATCATAAGTCCCCTTTGTACCCCATACATTTGCTCCGTGAATTAACAACCACCTGCTCTCCTCCTCGTTAGTAATTGCTACGCTATTGTAAAACTCTAAGCAACTCCTTCCAAGGTCACAACTTTGTGGGTTAACATAGCTAGGTACATAATACACTCGTCCTCTGTAATCCATTTGAACTGGAAAGAAAAGCTTGTCCTTGTCAGCGTATAACTTACAGACGTGTAGGATTTTTAAACACCTCATCCTTTGTCCGTTAGTCCGTTGGTTAAACTCATAGATATACTTTGCCTTCTTCTTCCACTCGATAAAAGCTTCAGGGTCTTTCTGTACTAGTCCTTCTACTGGGTCAAGTGGTTCAAGCAACTGACTCTTTTGCATAGCTCCAATGGACAAGTCATTTTCCCACGCCCATTGCATGACTTCGTATAACTTTTTATTCAATCGATACGGTACATTTTGCAAGTTGTTTAAAGGTTCAAAAGCCTTGGATAAATCCCTCGACATATCACTTCGTTTCATGATGGGAAGTTGTGGAAGTTCAATCGAACTGTACCCACCACCCCAGTTGTCATTCCATTCAATAGGTTTCTCAAGAGTAGCTAACCAAAAGGGAGACAAGACTTCACAGTGTTCATCATACTTCTTGATCCACTCGTACATCTTAGGGTTTGGAACTAGTATCTTCTTTGTCTTTCTCCCTTGGCAGAATCGATCACGGACAGAAAACAAATTGGTTTGTAAGCGTATCACTTCTAATAACCAACATCCAATCACTGCCTTATGGTGTTGTTTAAAAAGATCAAAGCGTTTATACCTTCCTTGTTTGTGGAACTTCCTTTCCTTTGCCCAGAAGTGGGACATAAAACGATACCTACTCTTCGCGTCTTTTCTATCCCTTTCAAGTAGCATCCAATCGCTTTTGTTCATGTGCTTTTTAAAGTAACGGACACGTACTTCATCTTCTATTGCTTTTGCCATTTCAAAACTCGCAGCAGTAATGTTTGGTTCGTCAATTAACAAATCAAATAGCTTCTTAATGCCAAGATATGCAATCACACTGGGTTCTAAATCCCATACAAAAGGAAGCCATAAAGGAACAGGTGCGTCTGGCTTTGAACAGTCTTCAAAGTACCTAGCAATTGCATTCTCTACGTCCTCATGTATCGCTCGTCCTAGTCTCTTATAGCTTGGTTGTTCGGACAGGTAATTGTTATCTTTATATACCTCCTTCATCTTCCTGTACCTGTGCTTTCCCCACTCTACCATCGACTGTTCCCACATATCTTCTTTTGGGTGTCCACTTACTCGTTTATTGCTCACTTTTAATCTTTCTTTTTTTAATTTCAAACTCTCTCCACTCCTTCGGCTTCCTTCTTGGTATGTCTGTTCGTATCAATCGTCCTAACTCATCGTAACCTAGTTGGTTATTCATCCAAAACAATTCAAACTTTTTCTTTACCTCCAATTCAAACTCTCTCGTAGTATAATATACTTCATCGAAATCTTCATCACTACTCATCGGTCTCCTCCTCTTCTTCTAACATCTCTCGCTCTCTCTTTGCTTTCGCTAAGGTCATGCAATCAGGTTCTTCTTCCTTATCTTCTTCAAGTTCATTGTGCCAGTATTTATTTTCCATCATTGTTGTACTCCTCTAATAGTTTCTGTAAGGACAGGTAAAGTTCAAAGTATTTATGTTCGGGATCAAGTACTCCTTTGAAGTGCTCGGTCATTATATAGTGCATGGTTTCTTCTATCATATTTCTATTCACTTTCATTCAGTTTATTGTATTGGTTCAAAGCATCTGAATAGTTTTCGTATTCGTAGCCCTCGATGTAGTCATCTTGTTGTCTGACATCTACTATCCAGCTCGTCTCATCTAGTTTGCGTAGCATTACTTCAATTCCGTTGTCATCTACTCCACTATATATTTCTTCTTCTATCATAGTATTCTTTCAGGATGGTTTAACTGTACTCGTATGTACTCACCATTCTCATCTTCATCAAGGTCAGCAATATTATAGTCATCTGTTTCGACTATGTTCTGAGCTAATATCTCAAAGTTAAGGTTTAATTCTACTATATCATTTCCGTTGTGATCTTCTATTTTTATTCTTGTCATATTTTTTATTGGTTGGTTTATATATTTAAAATCTTTAATTGTTATTTCTGTTCTCATTGGTTGGTTAGTTGATTGTCTAATGCATCCTTCGATTGTGGAGTAATTCATCTAGTCTGTATATAAGAAGCCAAGACTCAGCAAGAATATTAACATAAACATTAGTAGCATTTCTAGGCTCATTATTTAATCAACTCCCTGGCGTGTAAGAATTTCATACCGAGCATCTTTGCCAAGTCTCTTCCTGACCTGTTAGCTTCTTCGATTCCGTCCCTTGTTTCAAGGGTGGAGATTTCTCGCTTTTCAGTAACACCTTTTAAGGTCTTACTTTCAGCGTAAATTGCATATTTTTTGATTGTAGTTCTTTTCTTTCTTATCTTTTTCATGTTTTGGTTTTATTGGTTTGGTTTTCTCATTTTCTTTAGTTCTTTAAGAACACTTTTATATTGCTCAATCTTTTCTTCGTGTGAATTAGCTCGCCCAGTAAACAGATTAGGCAAGTCTTTCATGTGCCACTCGATATATACTTCCTTGTAATCGCTTACAATTCTGTAAACAAAAGCTTGTTCTTCTATGTATTCTGTGACGCTCACAAACTCGCCCTTCTTTCATCTCTTAATCTTAACAAATAACTTTTAGGTATCATTCGATTAAGCTTTTGTATCCCTTTTTGATAGATCGCTTTAACTTGTCTCAATTCCCTCCAGCGATTATCTTTATTTAAAGTCAATCCAAGCGAGCTTTTATCGTAGCCTTGCAACTCTCTACAAGCTTGGTTAAAAGACTTTTCAAGGCAGTTTATAGACACTTTGTAAATCTCAAACTCCATCGGTTGCAATGATTCGTAATGCTTCACTTGTTTTCTACATAAATTGGGGTCAGTGTTTTTTGATAAGTTCATGGTTTTATATTATAGTTTGGTTATATCTTTTATTAGTCGAGTTGTCGCAAAGTTATTTATGTGTACGCATCGGTTACCTTGTAAGCTTGTAAAGACAAGCACAACTTTTCCTTTTAACTTGTCCCCGTTGTCGTCTTTAAAGGTAACAATATCATTTTCTTTTATTTTCATATTATTATTTTCTTTCTCTTTTAAGTATTCTTAGCACTCCAAAAAAGCTGGTTCACAGGCACTGTATTTATTGTTTACACTAAATATATTCTTTTGCATCGATTTAATCTTCTCAAGAATTTCATTAGATTGTTTGTAGGTAATGTCTTTATAATCTGCTAGATCATTCAAAGCTTGCGTGAGTATTAGTATTTCTTTTTCAGTTAGTATGTTATT